CCGACCGGCGTAAAATCCGTAAAAGATGCCCGGTATCAGACCGCAAAGCAACAGGGATTCAACGGCACGCAAGAGGATTGGGACAACGCCGTGCAACGGTTTTTCACCGAAAAGGCCGAAAAGTTGTTTGACAGCAAAACCATTTACAGCGCTATCACCGAAAACAACACGGATGTGTTACAGGATATAATAGACGCGGATGCCGATAATAAACGAACGCGTGGGCAAGCGCTTTTAGACTACTTAAGGAGACTTGATGAATGAGGACAACGCAAGGTGTGCAAGTATCTGAGACCACAAAAGAATATTTGCCGCGCCTTGCAAGACCTAAGGCCGTAAAGAACGGATATCGAAAAGGCGCTGTCAGATATCTTGACGTTACAGCGACTTTCGATATTGAGACCACCAACACCGACGACGACGGCTTTCCTTACAGCTGGCAAACTTGCATCGGCGGCGAAACCATTGTACCGCGATATTTTGAGGAATGGGCAGAAATGCTGGAAACACTGGTGAATAAATGGCACGTGAACGAAAAGACCCGGTTTGTGCTGTACGTGCATAATCTGGGTTATGAACATCAGTACATCATTCAGCTATTGGCGGCGCGTTGGGGTCTGGCCGATGCTCTGTATACGAAGATCCGCAAACCCTTGTATATGCGGTTTGACAATGGTATCGAGTTCCGTGACAGTTTCAAGTTGTTTCAAAAATCCCTTGCCCGTGCAACAGAGGGATGCCAGCACGCAAAGCTTGCGGGTGATTTGGATTATACGGTATACCGCACGCCGGACACGCCGCTTGATGATACAGAATTTGCTTATTGCGTCAATGACGTGTTGGGTCTGTATGAAGCAATTGAGCGCCTGAAAGCTGAACATGGGTACAATCAGGCTACGATTCCATATACCAATACAGGCATGGTCATTCAGGAAGTCCGGAAGAATATCATGCATGACAGAAAATGCATGAAAAGCATTAAGGCATTACAGCTTGACCGTGACCAGATGGAGCTTGCCTATAAATGCATGGCAGGCGGTGACACCCATGGTACGCGCTGGCGTGCCGGGCGTGTATACCATAATTGCAATTCTTATGATTTCAAGAGCGCGCATCCCTCACAGCAATTGTTGTGGAAATTTCCATGCGGTGAGCCTGTAACGATGCCGGACGACTTGCCCGAAAAGGAACTGAAAAGGCTCATCAAGTACGGTTTTGGCTGGATTGCAAAGCTTTGTATTGTTAATCCTCAGATAAAAGCTGAATGTCCTGACCCGTGTATCAGTTTCAGCAAGTGCCCCGATATCACGGGGTTAACAGAGCTTGACAATGGTCGCGTGTTGGGGGCAGATGCGTTGTTTGTGTATGCTGATAGTAATGACTATCAGCGCATTATTGACGGTTACACCTATGATAAAATCATCGGTGTAAAAACGGTTGCGTTCCGGCTGGATTATTTGCCGGACAGTTTCCGTAAAACCATTTACGAAAAGTTCCGCATTAAGGAAAGCGAAAAGGGCAGTCCGGATTATATGTTTGCCAAAGTGTGCGTCAATACTATTTTTGGCGCGTGCGCACAAAAGACCATTCGCGACGAATACCAGTGCGACCCTGATACATTGGAAGGAACTCACAAGACGTGGGAGAACAATCTGCACGACAAGAGCGACAACGATATCAGCAAATCGCAGGACAACAAGTTTCCGTTTTTATGGGGTTTGTGGACTGCATCCATGAGCAGGCTTAAGCTCTGGAATCTTCTGAAAATCGTTGGTTGGGAAAACGTTATTTACTGGGATACTGATTCTTGCAAATTTGAGGGCGAAAAGAAACCCGCCGTCGATGCCTATAATAAGGAAGTCCAGATGCAGTGTATCGCACGTGATTGTGTGGTCGAAAAGAAAGACGGCAAGAAGGTATACATTGGTGTTGCTGAGGATGAGCACCCCGCCGACCGCTACGGCATGACTCAATTCAAGTTTCTGCACGCAAAGTGTTATGCGTGCGTGGACGCTGACGGCACGATTGAAAGCACGATAGCCGGTGTGAGCAAGAAAGCCGGTGTAAAGGCATTGAGCGGAAATATTGACAATTTACGCGACGGCCTGTTTATCGCGCCCGCAGGCGGTCAATGTCTGACCTACCATGACGCACCGATACGCCAGCGCACCGACTTTGCGCGGCCTACCCTGTCCGCGTCGTGGGTCGTCATGACAGAGCGTGAATACAGGGTATCCGATGAACGCAGTCTTTTAATGGAATGTGAGGTAATGGTATGAGTTTTTTCAGAAGTTATGTTATGCATAGGCGCGGTATTGATTGTAAATGCGGTGTGTCTTTGGGCATGTTTTGTAATTCCCGGCTGGTGGTTAGTAAAAGTATTACTCACAGTGGGTGTAAATTGTGTGGTAATGGCAATTCTTACAGTATAATAGTTTCACAAATTGTTCATAGTTTATTAACACATTCAGAGCGCCGATGTGGTATTATATAATTATAGAAAGGAATTACACCATACAGACAGAAAGGACAAAAATATGGCAAGTATTACAAAAGTTGAAATCTGGGAAGATATCGCGGGGAACATCATCGGGCTTGTGTTCGACCCTGCGGGGGAGCTGACGAACGCAGTGCAGAACATGGGCGCACAACAGCCGCTCCCCCGTCCGGCGCTTGTGGAAGCGGCGCGGCAGGCATTTCCCTTTGCGCCCGCGTATGACCCCCACGCATTCGGGGAGCGGTCTATTACAGACCTGTACACTTACCTGAAAGCGTACAATCATCACATCGCGGATATCTACCCCGAAGCACCTACCGCCCTTTACCCGGAACGCGCGACTCCTGCGGGTCTGCAGTTCCTTATCCGCTGGATGTTCTGAAAGGGGGTGAACCGTATGCAGGATATCAATAACAAGCTGGCTGAATTGCTGGAAACGCTCACGAATTTCTTTGAGAACTTTGTGGACGAACTGGCTGAGGTCAAGACCAATCAGGCGACCGCCATTCAGCACCTTGCAAACATCAATACAAAGCTGGATGCTATCAGCGCAAAGGAAGATAGCATTATCAGCCTGCTGACCGATATCAAGACCAACACCACGAAATAACTGACTGACAGAAAAGGAGTAACTATTATGGCATTCGCAAAGAAAAACACGACCACCAACCAGAACAGCCCCCGCGTTACCGTGGATATGCTCCGCAGTCTGCGCGCCGTTGTCCGCAATGTGCGACAGGTCGCAGATAACTGTCTGACGTTCACCCTGAGGCTGTACGGTATCGACCTGTATAGTATGCGGCTCGTAGAAGGCGAAAAAGGCACTTTTATCACCGCCAGTGCAACGAAAGGCAAGGATGGCAAGTACTACGACAATTTCCGTGTCTACTTTGCCGACGAGGCCGCCGCCGCAGTGGACGCGGCAGTGCGCAAGGCGTACGACGAAAACACCGCCGAAGTTGAGGTATAAATTATGAGCAAGCGCAACAAGGATATTGCGCTTGACCTGTACACCGGCGACGGTTGGATTAACATTCCAGCTGTCGCCGCTTTGGGTTGCTGGTGCAATATCATCATCGGTAAACGGCAGGTAGGCAAAACGTTTGGTACATTGAAATACATGTTGGACGAAAACCGCTATTTTCTGTATATGCGGCGCACCGTAAACGAATTGCAGGCCGTCGCCGCTGACCCCGACTTGAACCCGTTCAATGCTTTGAAGAAAGTCGGTTATGATATCGGCATTCAGAAAGCGGGCAAAATCAGCTATGCAATTGGCAAGGTCGAGTATTTGGAAAATGGCGGCTTTGCCATTCCTGAGAAATGCGCGGTCGGCATGGCTTTGCCGTCCATTGCAGGCGTGCGCGGTTTCAATGGTGACGCATTCACCGATCTTGTATTTGATGAATTTATCCCGGAACGCATTATTGCAAAGCGCAAGGCTGAGGGAGAAGCGCTATTGAATGCATATGTCACGGTGTGCGGCAACAGGGAGCTTGAAGGAAAACCGCCGCTCCGTATGTGGTTATTGGCGAACGCTTTTGACATTTCAAGCCCGATTTTGGAGCAATTGGGATGCACGGATCTTGTTGCGAAAATGAGCCGTTCCGGGCGTGAATGGTGCATGACTGACAGCGGTGTATTCATCGCTATGCCGCATTCTGACCGCGTGACAGACAAACGCAAACAGACTGCGCTTATGAAACACCTCGCCGGGCAAGGCGATTTCTATAAAATGGCGATGGAAAACCAATTTGTGTATAACAATCTGGAAAACGTCCGCCCCCGCAGTCTGAAAGGCATGATACCGCTTTTCAGCTATGCCGGGCTGTATGTGTATCGCATGGATGAGACACACTATTATGTGTGCGAAAGCCCTCACAACGGGCACGAACGATACGGACAGAGCGCGCAGGCGGCGACGAATATGCAACAGAATCACCCGGAGTTCCGGCCTATGGTATTTTTAGGGCAGATTGATTTCTCGACCGTTCCCGCCCTGCTCAAAACACGGAACTATCTTGACATAAAAGATTAAAGGTAGTATTCTAGTAATGCGGGGGAGCCGCACAAAAGGAACACCCCGGAAGGGTGCGCGGCTGGCTTTTCCTTTTCCATGCCCCCGCGTTCCTGAGTGTTTCACTGTTCCATGTGGAACATTCAGGAACAGAAAGGGGGTGAATCTATGGTAAATATTTATTATATGTCCATTCACGGGAGCGGTTTCAAGCTGAGCGAGCATTTCACGCTGAGAGAGTTTCAGTGCCATGATGGACAGGACTTTATTGCAGTTGACCCCCGATTAGTGGAGCTTTTGGAAAACATCCGCAAACGGTGCGGCGCTCCTGTTATCATTAACAGTGGATACCGTACACCGTCCTACAATCGAACGCTGAAAGGGAGCGCGGCGCAGTCCAGACACCTTTTCGGTATGGCGGCTGATATCAAAGTAAAAGGATACAGCCCCGAACAAATTGCCGCTATCGCAGGGGACTATTTAGGCAATTCCGGCGGTATCGGCATTTATAAGACCTTTACACACGTTGACGTCAGAACCGGTTCGAGCCGGTGGAAAGGATGAACGACATGACTATTAACGACATTCTTGCATTGGGTAAGATGGGTTTTACTGCCGCACAGGTTCAGCAGATGATTGCAATGGAACGCGCACAGCAGGGACAGCCCGTTACCGCACCGGCGCAGAGCGCCGCACCGCAGGCCGCACCGGCGGCACAGCCCTCTGCACAGCCCTCTGCACCTGACCCTATGGCAGTCATGGCACAGCAGATTGCAGACCTGACCGCCGCAGTGAATGCAAAAAACGTTCCGTCCGCTGGCACTGTTGGTGATATTGCCCCGGTGACCAGCGTGGAAGATATTATTTTGGGTCTGGTACAGCCCGCACAGGCTCCCGCCAGTCCTGATTTTAACGCCGTGAAGTAACGGCAGAAAGGAGCAAACACTATGGCAAAATCCCGCACCAATATGCCCGAATTGAAGGGCATGAGCGTGTTTCGTCCGACTGACATTTATACCATCGCCAACGCGCTGGTAAAGGAAGTCACCGGACAGACCGCCGCTATTCAGGCCGTCAACACCGCCAGTTTTGTACAGGTCGGACAGTTGTGTCTTGACCAGAGCATGGAAGGTACTTTGCAGGCGCTTTCCAACATGGTTGCACGCACCGTCATTTCCAGTCGCGCATACTCTGGCAAGTTTACCAGCATCGAGACCGACCGGCAGGAATGGGGCTTGTTTGTCCGTGAAATCGCCTTCTTCTCTGGCGATTTCGACGAAAGCAAGTTCGTGAACACCGCGCAGAACAGTGATGTACTTGTTGACGGTAATTCTGTTGATATGTACAAAATCAAGAAGCGCTATCCGCTTGAGATGTTCTACGGCGGGCAGAAGGTTCTGAACCAGCGGTACACCACTTTCAGAAACCAGCTTAAGACCGCTTTCACCAATGAAAGCGAGTTTTCCGCATTTCTGGCGGCGCTGACTACCGAAATCGCCAACGACATTGCACGCTGGAAGAGCGCAGAGAACCGCGCACAGGTCATGAACCTTATCGGCAGTCTGTACAATACCGGACGCCCTGAAAGCCGCGTCAACCTGACCGCCGCTTTCAACGCCGCACGCGGCACGACCTATACCACAAAAGAACTGCTGACCACCCATCTACAGGAGTTTCTCAGTTTCTTTGTCAGCTGGCTGGAAACGACCAGCAGTTTGATGGAAAACAGTTCCGAACTGTACCACCTGACCCCCGCTTGCACCGATGACAGCGGCAACGCCCTGCATCTTCTGCGCCATACCCCAAAGAGCGAACAGAAACTTCTGTTGTACCAGCCCCTTATCAATGATGCCCGAAGCTGGGTCTACCCCGCAATTTTCGGTCCGGGCTATCTGAGTTTTGGCAACTATGAGGGCGTGGACTTCTGGCAGAACATCAACGACAAATCTGCCGTGTCCGTCATTCCGGCGCAGTTCGACGTGAACACCGCGCGTCAGGTGACCGGCGGTGCGGTCGAACTGTCCTATGTGGTTGGCCTGCTGTACGACCGAAAAGCGCTGTCCACCACCTACTATCAGGACAGCGTTTACACGACCCCGTTCAACATTTCCGGTGAATACTACAACACGGAACATCATTGGAAAATGAACTACACGCAGAACCCCACGCAGAACGCAATTCTTATGTATATGTCCGACGAACCGTAACAGGTTCGATAATAACCCCGACAAACTGAATGTACAGGGGCGGCGCACCGCCGCTCCTGTTTTATTTTATAGAAAGGAGCTGACAACATGGCAGACCATAACGAAGGTATTGAGCATGGATACCATGCACATTTAGGCAAGGTATCGAAGCGCGTCAACAGTACAAAACGTGTACAGTTGTCGGATTTGCCCGACAAATTTCCGTTTTACATGAAACGCGCCTGTAGTATGGAGCATCCTGTGTTTTATGTCCGGCTGAATAGTCTGAACATTTCGCCGCAGTACAATTATTGTTACATCGAAGAGACCCACGCATACTATTGGATTGAGGATATCACCGCACTGAACGCCAACAACTGGCAATTTTCTTGTGCGATTGACCCGCTGGCGACGTTCGCGGACAGTATCAAGAAAACGAAAGCCTATATTCTCTACGGTCATAACAGTTTTGACGCGTCGGGCAGTAGTTACCGTATTCAGGATTCACGGCAGAACGTCGCACAGAAACCCTCTGTATCCAGTATCGCCCTTGATATCACCGACGAATGTATTGACACCGGTCAGGGCGCGTATATCATGTCTGCAGTCGGTGCAAAAGGCGGTGTGACGACATATGTAATGAAGCGGTCAGAATTGAAAAGGCTTGTTGATTCGATTCAACAGCAACTCGATATTGATTTCTCGACTATGATAGCACAGCCGCAGACGAAAACTACTATCGTTGCACAGGAAGGAACGTTGCCCGGCATGGGCGGCGGCGCGTACGCAGGAAGTCAGCAAATGACAGAGACATACACCGCCGCTGAATCTACCACCGACCAGGCAATTAAATATTTCGCTAAAAACTACGTATACGGCGGCGCGGCTGTTGACTGTATCCGGTCTTGTATCTGGATCCCTATCAAGGAAAGTGTTATCCCTCAGGCGACGCAGACTATCACGCTCGGACAGTATGATACAGGTGTGTCTGGCGGCGTTATGTCGAGCGTGCAGAACATCAAGCGTGAAACGGCTATCCCCATTCCATGGCCTGTTGATGATTGGAAACGGATGAATTGTCAGATTTCTCTGTATATCCCCTTTATTGGAACGGTCTCTATCCCCGTCGATAAAGTCAATAACGTTTCGGTTCTTACTATTACGTGGGTTTGTTCGTTTCTTGACGGCAATATTTCTGTAAAGGTCGACGCCGGAACACATACCATTTATGTGGGCAGTGCGAACATTGCCAGTCAATACGCTATCGGCGCAAGTAATATCAGCCTGACCGGCAATCAGACATCGGCAACTATTGGCGCAATTGGCATTGGCTTACAGGTAGGCGGCGGCGCGCTGAGCAGTAGTGCCGGCCTTTTAGGCGGCTTGAATAACCTGACAAGGGACAATACAGGCCGCACGATGGGTGAAACTATGTCAAGTCTGGGTCACTCTGTTATGCAGTTGATTCCACCCGTCGCGCAGTGCGCGGGCAGTATGACGGGCAACGCATCCGCATTGCAGTCCATGCTTGCGACGCTGACCCTGTTTTACTATCCCCCGACAGACGACGCAAACTTTCAAAGCATGTATGGACACCCCGTTATGAAAATTGATACCCCTGCATCCGGATATTGTCAAACACGCGGTTTTTCCGTTGCCGCGCCAATGGCAACAAGTGCCGAAGCCGCCTATATCAACGCCGCTATGGACGGCGGCGTGTTTATCGAATAAGGAGATGATAAAATGTATCAGTGTTATATGGGCAATTACGACGCGCAGGCATGCGGCAATTTTCGCCCGCCGTCTTTGAGCACGGACGTGCTGAATTATTGGGAGCGGTCGTTTTTCCAGCGTATGCGTGCCCTGTATAAAATCCACGGTCTGCCTGAAGCCGCCCCCGGTCAAATCGGATGGGATTATGACGCGTTTCTTTATCAGCTGCTACGCATGGGTTATGCGGTCGTTTTTAATTCCAAAACATACGGACTTGTTGTTCAGCCCGGCGCGCCTACTGGCTTTGGATTGCAGTTCCAGCCGCGCGGCATGGTCGTCAACACCCCGTTTTTCCAGTTTGACAGGCCGCTTGAAATCGGTATTGAATGTGCCGTTATCAAACTCACGCCGGACTATCGCGGCGTGTGGGATATCATTGAAAAATACGCCGTTGAAATGCAACAGACAGAAGTTGCTATCCGGCAGGCAGTTGTAAACAGTCGTTTCGCTTATGCGGCTATCGCCAGAGATGATAAAGACCGCCGCACGCTTGAAACTATCTTTGAACAGCTGGAAAACGGCAAACCCGCTGTTGTGGTCAACGGACAGCTACAAAAGCCTGTCATGAATAAGACCGACGCACAGTATCAGTTGCCAATTATGCAGTTCGACCGCGATTTGTCGAAAAACTTTATTCTGCCTGAACTGTATGAGATTCGGCGCGGTATCATCCGTGACTTCTATAAGGAGCTGGGGATCCGTGTACAGCCGGACAAAAAGGAGCGGCTCGTAGTCAACGAAAGCCAGAGCGCCGACGCTGAGACCTATAACCGCCGTGAGGTCTGGAAAATCTGCCTTGACGAATCCGTAAAAACCGTCAATAATATGTATGGAACGAACATTTCTATTGAAATCAATGAACCCGATGAATTGAGTGAAGGGAGTGGAGAAAATGCCGATGTATTGGGGGAGCATGACGAACCAGAACAGCACGAACCAAAACAGTGATGCCCTTGACCGCGCGTGCCGTCAGTTGTGCGGCATTCCGGAAGGTCTGTTCCGTGATTTCAAAGTTCCTGTAGGCATGGACAGGGAACTTGCTATTCATATCATCATGCGGGAACATGGCCTTGCCCCGCTGTACCGTCCTGACCCGTATTGGATGGTAGATGCAATTCGATATTGGACACAGGAAATGTTACCGATTTGGGAGAAACTTTACAGCACTACACAGCTTGTTTACAATCCCATTTGGAACACCGATGCAACCGAACGCACGACCGATATCCGCACCGTTGACCGCGATACCAGCAACGACCGTACGGCACAGAGCAAGGGACAGCAAGGCCAGACGGTCGGACAGGTGACAACTTCCGACCATCACGACACCGCATCCGGCGAATTGCATGAAACCACGGCGGGAACTGCTGACGGAACGACCCACGGCGAACATAACACCGATACGTCCGGCACGGGGCACACCGAAACTACCGGGCTCAGCAATACAGTGGATACCAGCAACACCAAAACAGTCAACAAAACAGTTGTCGACGGAACGGACAAAAAGACCACCGAAAGCACTAAGAACCTTGACCAGACGGTGACCCGCGATATCAGCCCTGAGAATGCCCCCGACTATCAGCCGGACGACCAGACCCAGACCACCGCTGAAGAGAAGTTTAAGAGCACTGAAAACGGCGAACACAAGGAAACGACCGATTTTACAGGCGACTCGACCACAAACGCGACGTCTAATACAACTACGTCCGGCACGTCTGACACGCAGACGACCGGAAACGAAAACGGCACGACTGACGGCAAATACCACGACGAAACGACCGGCAAACATGACCAGACGACCGCCAGCAAGTCGGACGGAAACACCAAAGGAACATCGGATACTAAAACCGACGCTCACGACATCCGGCATGACGATTCACGCGAGACCGGCAAAGAAAAGGTCACGGAAACTTATAACCATGGCTGGACTCGACAAGGTAACATCGGCGTTACTACCACACAACAAATGATTGCAGAAGAGCGTGAAAGCGTCTTGTTTGACGTGTACATGGCTATTGCCAGCGACTACCACGCAAAATTCTGCCTTGACGTGTACTGAAGGGGTGATATAATGGTATCGGAGATTATTATTGCCCTTATCAGCGGCGGTATCACCCTTGTGGGTGTGCTTATTGCGAACAGCAAAGCTCAGGCCGTCACTGAGACCCGACTTGACGAACTGACCCGTGAAGTGCGCGAACACAACAACTTTGCGCACCGCGTACCAGTTCTTGAGGAACAAATCAAAGTCGCAAATCATCGTATTGATGATTTAGAACAAATCGAAAGGAGTAAACACAATGGATAATTTGCACATTTCTGCCGGTACTGTTGCCCGCACTCTGATTCTGGTTCTGGCTATCGCCAACCAGATTCTTAGCGCCTGCGGCAAATCCCCTCTGCCTATTGAGTCGGAAACTCTGGAACAGCTTGTCACCGCAGGCTTTACCACCGTTGCCGCGCTTATTGCATGGTGGAAAAACAACAGCTTTACCACTAATGCCCTGAAAGCTGACGCACTGCTTGCAAAGCTGAACGCAAAGCAGTAATTGAACACGCCCCGGCGAAAGCCGGGGCACTTTTCAGAAAGGAGTATTTGCATGGCTGACGAAAAGAATACAGATATCAGCACCCCGTTTATTTTCCAGACGTCGCCGCCGTATGCCGCACCGGGTGACCATTATCAATACGATTTATATTGGTTGGTCAACCAGCTGAAACAGGCGCTTGACAACACGGAAACTCTGAGAGTGCATGATATCGGGCAGGATACCCGGCTTGACGGTCTTGACACTGTTACGGCACAGCTGAAAGAAGCAACTGACCAGTTGTTTGCAAAGCTGAAAGCCGGTGACTTTACCAAAGACACCTTTGTTGAATGGGTCAATACCAATATGACCGGCATTATCTATCAGATGGTGCGGTTTGTGTTTTTTGGTCTTGACGATGACGGCCATTTTGTCGCATACATCCCCGCCAGCTGGGAATTCCTGCACTTCGATACCCTGCTTGACCCCAATAAACCCGGATTCGGCCACCTTGTCGTTTACTACTGAGAAAGGAGTTATTTATTATGGCAAATTGCAATTGCAACGATTTCCCCATTTCGTGCGCTCCGCACGCGCCGGGCGGTGACTGCTGTCACCACCATCACGGATGCCCGCCGCACCCTTGCCCCCCGCCTGATTATAAGGGCGGTACGTCCATGTACATTGGTGCGCGGTATGTCCCTATTTTCGCCGACCCCGTGGAATGGGACGATGAACGCGAGTATGAACCGCTGACCATCGTTATCAAAGACGGCGACTGCTACACATCTAAGTGCTATGTCCCGAAGGGTGCACAGTTGCCCCCGTATCCTGAAAACCAGACAAAATATTGGGTCAAAACTTCTGACTACAACTATCAGTTTGCAGACCTCAAAAAGACCGTCACTGACCTGTCCCGACTTGTTGAGCAGTTCCAGAAGGACAACGAAAAATTCACAGAGCTGATTAACGGCTGGAATGCGACCGTCACGGAATGGACTGCCAAAATGACCGAATGGCAGGGACAGATGGACAACTTCGAGCAGTCTCTTAATGACCTGACGACAAAGCTGAATGAAGAAATTCAGCGGGCAAAGGATGCCGAACAGGCAAACGCCGCCGCCATTGCCAAAGAGACCGCCGACCGCGAAAAGGCTGTTTCTGAGCTTGACGCGGCCTATAAAGCGGCTGACGCTTCTATCCGTGAGGATTTCACCGCCGCAGATGCCGCAGAGAAAGCCGCCAGAGAAGCCGCAGACACTCAGCTGACCGCTGATATTGCCGCTGAGAAAACCCGCGCAGAGGGGCAGGAAGCCGCCATTCGTGATGAATTCGCGGCGGCTGATACTGCACTGAGCAACCGTATCACGTCTAACAAGACTGATATTGACGCTATTAAAGCTGAACAGGTTATCCAGAATACCAATATCAGCAACAACGCGAAAAACATTGCTGACAACGCGGCAGAAATCGCTAAGCACGCTGACCGCCTGACCGCCCTTGAATCCAATGCATCCGACTGGGATACGGTTTTCCCTGACACGACTATTGCGCAGGAAGTGCAGAAGGAAGAGCGTGCACGCGCTAACGCAGATACCGCTCTGAATGGGCGTTGCGATGCCATTGCGGCAGACGTGGAAGAAGTTAGAGACCTTGCGAATCACAAAGTTGATACTACCACGTACACCGAAGGACAGGCCGCACAGGATGCTAAAATTAAAGCTAACAGTGATAATATTGGTGCGTGGTCTACTGACCATCCGAACCAGACTATCAGCGAGTGCGTGACCAGTATTGAGAATACCGTCGAAGATCTTGACGCGGATCTTGATACTAAGGCAAACAAAACTGACCTGAAAGATTGGGTTCTTACTGACACCTATACCGCCGGACAGGCCGCACAGGATGCAAAAATTAAGGCTAACTCTGATAACATCGGTGCATGGTCAACCGACCACCCGAACCAGACAATTTCGCAGGCCGTGACCAAGAATAGCGCGGCTATGGAAGGACTAAAAACCGTTGTACTCAATAAAGGCTCTATGACAGCCGCGCTCACGGCATGGCATTCTGACGTTCCTGCCGTTGACACGGCCTATACTATCTCGTGGGCCGAGCTTCCTTGTATCCCCTCACACTCCGATACCGCTATTTCAGAAGTGACACTGTCCCAGAATGCCGATATTATGCTTGCCTATGCGCGAACCACTGACGGCACGTTTCTCTTTATAGGTACTGTCACCGCCGCCAGCCCTGAGGGATTGACTATTAACGTCGTACAATCCAACCCAAGCATTGCAACTGATACTACCGCTTTCATCCCTGAAATTATCATTATGCAAGGCTCAATTACCATCAAATATAAATAAATACCCCGCTCTCTATTCATTGCTTTACTGTCCTGAAGTTCATTGCTTTACTGTCCTGAAGTGAGCAGGCCGGACGCCGCCATTCGGCAATATAACTAAAAAT